CGACGGGTAACCTGAGTACAACGGTAGCCAGCTGTATCGGCCTCCCACTCAGGTACGAAGCAAGGCGGATGTCCAAGTTCACGGAATAGAAATCCGTAAGCCTGCATGGGTCGAACACCAACCTTAGCAGACCACTCAGACATCTTGTTGAGTGCGACGTATATTTCTGCGTCGTTCTCTAGCGATTTGACATAGAAAGGAGTTACATCCCTCCCCAGCCAATAATCGCCACCGCAAGACTCGCGGAACGGGCCTTCGAAGTAAGACTTGTCGTGGTTAACGACTAGTCCGCTCTGGCCTAGGATAGCGGTGAAATCGTGGTACTCGTCAACAGGGAGAATGATGTCATCCCCGAAGACGCACGACGTACGCCAGTCAATCCACAGCCTACGACCACCTCGGCGCTCTCGGCGGAAGCCGTAGATTAGCGCAACTATCAGCAGAGTCATCAATGGGAACGTAAAACCGTTACCCATCGTGCTGATCATTTCGAGGTGGACCGATTCTCCATTGGGCAACAACGTCTCAGGTGACCTTATGGTCATGAGATAGTCATACCACTCAGGAGGTAGGAGCAACCTGACCAAATCCGGATGTATCCGATCACTGGCAGCTTGGAGGTCAATGGTGGCAAAATTCCCGTTAAGGGAACCCTGCTGAGCCATCAACCGATTCTTCGGCTGCTGATCACGAATGTCCAGACCCATAGACCGTAACGCACCTTCTAGGTACGCCCCGGCAGCTAGTTGTAAACACATGTTACCTAGCGGCTCTATGGCGATGGTTCGATCCTTCTCTTCGTTTTTTTGAACTGTGTTGAGCCGCGACCCCTTGACTGCTGTAACATCAAAAGCGTCGTCACCCAATGATGCATCCCTGCACCATAAGTACGGGTGATTTCGCCGCAGTCGTTTTACTTCGGGGATCGCTGACAACGTCGTGCTCCACAACCTTTCACTGATTTTCTCAGCGGGGTGCGTCACTAAGGTGTCGAAACTAGCACCAGGGCCGAATCTCCACAAATCAAGGAGATGAACACGATCAAGAGTGACTTGGATGTTTAGTTCAGAAGCAGCCGCCGAGTAACGCTCAAGAGCCACTCGCGTGAACTCTCGGGCAGCGGAAGCCACGTCAGCAGGTAAATCAATCCTGCAGTCAGCAACTTCGCGATTAAGA